GGTGCCGAAAGCAGTGAAAATGAGTTCCTTCCGGTAAACTTACCTTGGTCCGTACACCCTGATAGAGACGACGAGTGGTTTAAAACAGAGACTAAAAACATGTCTCGTCGCCAAATAGCACAGGAGTATGAGTGTAATTTTAATACTTCTGGTGATACTGTCATCCATGGCGAAGATATTTTAAGGATAAAAGAAAATTTAGTAGAGCCAAAATACAGAGTGGGTTTTGATAGAAACACTTGGATTTGGGAAGAAGCACAAGAAGGACACAGTTATTTATTAGTAGCAGATGTTGCTCGCGGCGATGGCGCAGACTCAAGCACTTTTCATGTCTTTAAACTTCAAACAATGGAAATAGTTGCAGAATATAAAGGTAAACCAACATCAGACCTTTTTTCTGAAATACTTTATACAACTGGGTTAGAATATAAAGAAGCAATGCTGGTTGTAGAAAACAACAATGTTGGATTTCACGTTTTAGAAAAACTTATAGAGAAGGGTTATAAAAACGTTTACCATAGTAAAAAAAGCACTCATCAGTATGTGGAACAACACGCTGCTTTGGGCGATTCTTCTGTTGTTCCTGGTTTTACTACCTCTCTCAAAACAAGACCTTTAATCATTGCAAAGTTTGAAGAGTTCATAAGAAACAAAGTTTTGACTATTTATTCTAAACGTTTAGCAAACGAGTTAGATACGTTTATTTGGAAAAATGGAAGACCAGAGGCACAGCGTGGCTATAACGATGACTTAGTTATGGCTGCAGCTATTGGTTGTTGGGTGAGAGATACCGCTATTATAGAAAACCAAAAAGATGTTGAATATAAAAAAGCTTTTTTAAATAGCATAACAACCACTAGAACCAATTTAGATACAAGATCGCCCGGTCAATATAAAGCTTCTCTGCGAGATAGATTTGAAGAGGAGCAAAAAATAAGAAAAGAATTTTCTTGGATATTTAAGGGATAAAAAATGGCAGGAAACGAAAATACCAAAAATACAGACTCACCACTTTTTAAAAGACTAACCCGTTTGTTTTCTGGTCCTATTATCAATTATAGGACACAAAATACAAGACAGCTTCGCAGAAGACGACTGGATAAATACGCTCAAACCTTTAAAGATGTTGCCGGTCAAAAATTTGAAAGAGCAGGGTACAACCCTTTAGATAATTTTTCAAATTATAATATGAGCACTCAAAGTCGGTTAGTTCGTTATGCTGACTTTGAACAAATGGAATTTACACCAGAATTAGCTTCTGCTTTAGATATATTTGCAGACGAAATGACCACGTTCAATGTCTATAATAGGATGTTGAAAATACAATGTCAAGATGAAGAGATTAAACAGATCCTAGAAACACTTTACTATAAAGTTTTAAATATTGAGTTTAATCTTTTTGGCTGGGCTAGAACAATGTGTAAGTACGGTGATTTTTATCTCTATATGGACATTGACTCGCATCTTGGTGTTAAAAATGTTATTGGTCTTCCTTCACGCGAGATAGAAAGACTTGAAGGTGAAGATAAGCAAAATCCAAATTATGTACAATTTCAGTGGAATAGTGCAGGTGTCACCTTTGAAAACTGGCAAATAGCACATTTTCGTATACTAGGAAATGATAAATTTGCTCCCTACGGAACATCAATTCTTGATCCTGCTCGTAGGATTTGGAGACAATTAACGCTTCTAGAAGATTCAATGATGGCTTATCGTATCGTCCGGTCACCAGAAAGAAAAGTATTCTATGTTGATGTTGGGAACATCCCGGCACAGGATGTAGAAAACTTTATGCAACGGTTTATTACCTCGATGAAAAGAAATCAAGTTGTAGATCCAGACTCAGGCAGAGTAGATCTTCGTTATAATCCAATGTCAGTCGAGGAGGATTACTTTATTCCCGTTCGTGGTGGAGTAAAAACAGAAATTCAATCGCTCCCTGGTGGTACTTTTACTGGCGATATCGATGATGTAAAATATTTACGAGACAAAATGTTCTCTGCTCTTAAAATACCACAGTCTTATCTTGTTAGAGGTGATGGTGGTGAAGAGGAAAAAGGTGCTTTAGCTCAAAAAGATATTCGTTTTGCCAGAACAGTTCAAAGGCTACAACGCTCAATTATTTCAGAGATGGAAAAAATAGCCACTATTCATCTTTATGTTCTTGGATACCGCGGCGATGATCTCATCAACTTTAAGTTAAAACTTAACAATCCTTCTAAAATTTCCGAGCTACAAGAGCTTGAAACTTGGAATACGAAGTTTAGTGTAGCTTCACAAGCAACTGAAGGATTTTTCTCAAAACGCTGGATTGCTGAGAATATATTTGATGTTTCAGAAGATGAATTCTTACGCAATCAAAGAGAGATCTTTTACGACAGACAAATTGCCACTGCTCTCGAACAGGTTGCTGAAGAAAGCGCCTCTGCAGATGCTGGCGCAGGTGGTGGATTAGGTGATCTAGGTGGCGGCGACCTTGGTGGCGATGATCTCGGAGGCGGCGATCTTGGAGGAGAAGATCTTGGAGGAGAAGATCTTGGGGGCGAAGCGCCAGCGGAGGAACCGGCTGGTGAAGATACGACTTTACTAGCGGAGCCTGGAGGTGACGCAGGTGGCGATGAACCACTTGGAAAACGAGATGATGATCCAAGCTATAAGATTACAAATAAAAAAACTGGTGTGACGACAACCACAAAGTCAAAAGGTAAAATGTACAAACCGGTCACTGGTGACAAAAGAGACTCCGGCGCAAGAAAAAGATCTTATCGTGCAAACCACTCTCATGAAATCTCAAGGATGCCTGATCGTCAAATAAGAATGAATTTATCAAAAGACGCAGCAACGATGCTAGGTTTAGATTCTTTCAAGACCACCGGCAAAGGCATTTTTGAGAATAAAACAACTAATTACGAAGAGGAAGAAAAACAAATCTTCGAAGTTAGAGACGAAATAAAAGAAATCTTTAAAGATTTGGAGCAAGATTAAATGGCAAAACACAATAAAAAAAGAAATACCGCTTTTATTTACGAAGCGTTAGTTCGTGAGATTGTTAAACAATCAGTAGCAAAAAACAATGATAAAAGAAACATTGCCATTCAAATTATGAAAGAGGCGTTTGCTCCAAAAACTCAATTAAGAAAAGAGTTAGATCTCTACAAAACCTTAATGGAGAATAATAATTTACAAGAGACAATCGCAGAAAAGATTCTAGTTGAAACAAAAAATCAACACAATCAAATCAATCAAGAACAACTTTTCAAAGAACAAAGCGTTGCAATATCAAAAATAAACAAAGAATTATCCAAGAGTGTTTTTAATAATTTTGTTCCAAATTACAAGTACTTAGCTACAATTTCACAAGTTTTTGGAAGCACACAGGAACCAAAAACAAAAGTACTTTTAGAAACACAAATTGTTGAAAGACTGACATCTAAACCACAAGTTATTAAAGAGGAGCCGCAAGTCTCTTCTTTAGTGGTCAAAAGCTTCACTAAAAGATTTAATGATTCTTACTCTACACTACTTGAAAGCCAAAAGCAACTACTTTCTAACTATATTTCTTCCTTTGCCGATAACGGCTTGGAATTTAACTTTTATTTAAGTGAAGAAGTTGGTCGCTTAAAAGATATTATTATTAACGCTCAAAAGTTAGATGAAACGCAAAATGATAAAACTATAAAAGAAAATCTTTTGAAAGTACATAGTATTCTAGAGGACATCAACAAAGAACCAGTTAATCAAGCTACTCTTTATAAAGTATTGCAGATACAAGAGTTAGAAAAAGAGATTATATCATAATGAAGATTACAATAGACAACAAAAAACCAGTTCGCATAAAGATAGATAAACCTGATGCAGTGGTTGAACTTAAAGCAAGAAAGACTATGGCTGGTGATATTATGATATTTGATCATCCAGATATTGATATTTTAGTTTCACCCTCAAAGAACAAAGTTTTTGCGCTATCTAAAGATCGTTATGGTGATCATGTATACGCAACACAGTCTAGAATGTTTGAGTATCTCTCAAAGCATGGTGTTGTAGATCCAGGTAAAGTTAGAGGTGGTAATGTTTTTGGATCTCTAGAGAGTACAATACTCATACCAGAAGAGAAACAAAAAGATGTCAGTCCTATTGATGTTACTGTGTATTCAATCGCTAAGTTTCTTCATAAAGAAGCTCCAGGTGTTAAAGCTTACAGAGACTATGAAAATAGCTTTGATAAGCATTTAACAGAGCCATCTGATGAAGACACTACTCGACTAGGAAAAATCCCCCACGAGCCGAAACAAGGCACGGTAAACACTTATCCAGGTTCAACCGCTGCCTATGGTCTTGTTGGCTACTACTACGAGGAATAAATGAATTTATTACATTTTGTTTTATGTGCTTATGGTCTAACAATGATCGTTGTTTATGGATCTATATTCGAAAGATTTAGACAACTAATGGACAAAGCAGGATTTTATGGAAAACTTTATAGGTGCCCTCTGTGCTTTGGTTTTTGGGCAGGAGTGTTTTTATGGAGCATAAACCCTTTTACAGAAC